CTCTTGTTGGACGAGCAATTGCCAAAGAAATCGTTAAATATTATCCCACTTGGGGAGAATTTAGAGCGGCTATTGGTGGGGATTGGACTGAATTTGAAGGATTTGGGTCTGAAATAAGTAGAAGTATTAATAACTTTGACTATACTGAAGCTGATGAAGTGGCGGGAATGCTAGACTTTGCACCGTCAGAGGTTCAGAATGAAGTAACCCCGACCGCCGCAATTAAAGATAAAAAGTTTTGTGTAACAGGAAAAATTCAACATTTTAAAAATCGTGATGAATTAAAAGCTGATATAGAATCTCATGGAGGTAAATTAGTAAGTTCTGTTACATCTAAAACAGATTATCTTATAACTAATACTCCAGATAGTGGAACTAGCAAAAATAAAGATGCTCAGAGATTAGGAGTAAAAATAATCACAGAAGAAGAGTATCTTAAAATGAAAGAATAGACCACTATTAGTTGAAAAGTTTAAAAATTTTTAGTATAATATATACATAAAGAAAAAGGTGCTACGACAGACTGAGGAAGCCAATGTGATAGTGGCGAGTTCGTATAACGCTGTAGTTAAATGGAGTTTAAGGAACAGCCTATTTTTCTTTATATATCATTAAAATATAGTTGACATTTTTAAAAAATTTTAGTATAATATATGTAAAGAAAAAAGAGATAAGCAATTTATCTACTTTTAAAATAAAAATAATAAAATAATATAAAATCCTTTTAGAATAAGGTAGAAAGAAAACGAGGTAAAAATAACATGAAGCCAGTTAGTGAGAAATCATTAGTAGTATTGAATTATCTTAAGGAGAATGCAGATGCAAACCTTACATCAGGTGATATTGCAGAGGCACTTGGACTTGAGAAGAAAACAGTAGATGGAATTGTAACAGCAGGTCTTATTAGAAATAAGAATCTTGTAGAGAGAATTCCTGCTGAGATGGAACTTGAAGATGGAACACATAAGCCTGTAAAGATTATCAAACTTACTCAGGCTGGTGTAGATTATGATCACGATGCTGTAACAGCTGCTTATGAGGCAGAGGTTGCTGCTGAGAAAGCCGCTAAGGCTGCTGCAAAGGATGCAGAGTAATTTTACATTGATAATTAAATAAAGAAAAGTAAGGGAGAGGTAATAACTTCTCCCTTTCTTAATAAAAGGAGAAAAAATTATGCTAACCATAGGAATTATTTTAATTATAGTTAGCATTTTGCTAGTTATATATAGTGTACATTCCTTACGAAATGTCCACCAAATAAATCAAAATATTGATAAACAAAATCAAGAATTACAACAAGAACATGATAAATTAATTAAAAATCTTGATGAAATTAAAAAAGAGTTTTTTAATGAAAATCAAAATTATAGAGATATAAAACAAGAAGTTCTTGTTGCTAATAAAGAATTAACAGAAACAAAACGTCATTTGAATGACATTCAAAATAATATTTTAAAAACAACAGAAACACAAAAAGAATTATCACAAAAAGCTTTTGAAAATTATTGTGAAGTTCTTGAAAAGCAATATGATGAACAAGAAAAAGAATATGATATGTATAAAGATGCACTTGAAACATCATATTCTAATAGACAACTTGAATTAATGCGGGAATTGGATGAAGTCCAAAAAGAATTAGACTCGATTAAAGCTACACGAGCCGCCGCAATTCAAGCACAAACAAGAGAGAAAGAAATTGAAGAAAAACTTTCTTTCTATTGTTTAACTATTCCAGATATAGAACTTAAAGATATAGCTGTATTAGAATCAATCGCGCCTAAGTTAAATAAACCCAGAGTTCTGTATATGTTGATCTGGCAGACATTTTTTAGAACTCCAATGACTACATTATGTAATCAAGTTATTGGAACATCTACTAAGAGTGGTATATATAAAATAACTAATCAAAAAACTAAAGAATGTTATATAGGACAGGCGGTTGACCTTGCTACAAGATGGAAAGAGCATGCTAAGTATGGACTCCATATCGATACTCCTATGGGTAATAAGCTATATAAAGCAATGCAAGAATATGGAATATGGAATTTTTCGTGGGAGGTTTTAGAGGAAGTACCGCCCGCACAATTAAATGAAAAAGAAGATTATTATATTCAACTTTATGATTCAATTAATTTTGGATATAACAGTATAAAAGCTCCAAAGAAAGGAATTAAATAAATGATAAAAAATTATAATATCCCTCAAATTAATGAATTACTTACAGCATTAAGAGAAAATAAGGAAGAAATTAAAACCTTCGATGGAGTAGTTGGTTTAAATTCTTACTTTAATAGACATTTTGTTGTAGGAGATATAGATCAGGATGTAGGAGAGGTAGTTGAATCTTATATTCGCTTTTATAATCAATATGATGATGAAATGGGGCTTGAAATAGAAGATCGTGTTCCTATTGTTATTTTTATTGACTCTTATGGCGGAGACCTGGGTGCATGCTTCACTATTATAGATGCAATTACCATGAGCAAGACTCCTGTTTATACAGTCAATATGGGTAGTGCTTATAGTGCTGGTTTCTTTATTGCTATTGCTGGACATAAGAGATTTGCATATCCTCATGCTAGCTATCTTTATCACGAAGGAAGTGCGGGAACTCAGGGAACTTCAGTTCAGTTTGAAAATTTTTCAGCTTTCTATAAAAAGCAGTTAGCTCAGTTAAGAGAACATACTTTAGCTCATACAAAAATTAGTCCAGAAAAATATGAAGAAATTAAGAAAGATGATTTTTGGATGACCGCAAATGAAGCTCTTGAACTTGGGGTTTGTGATGCAATTACTACTTCTCTGGAGGTTGAATAATGAAATTTGAAAATACATGGACTGGAAATTGGGAAAATGCTTTTCACGGGTTAAGACACCCAATGGAAAGTTATGCTAAATCAGATAGTGGAATGAATTGTGTAGATAATCCAATTAAATTATGCGATCCTAATTGTACTGCTGATAATTATTGTCAAAAATATAAAAGCAAGTGGATTCTTGGTCCAAATGATCTTGATCTTGCACAGCGTATGATAAAGGCGGGAACCCCTAATGATAAATTTCTTCGTCAGATATTTGTGAGTGTAGATATTACAGCACCATTATACTGGTGGAAAGAAGCTGATACCTACAAAGTAGCAACAACTGCCAACTCGACATCAACTATGCACAAGTTAGCTTCTACTCCTATTAGTTTAGATTGTTTTGAAATGGACGATTATCAAAATGTAAAAATGTATGATAGAGAACCATATAATCTCGATCAATATACTGATGATATGTGGGATAGTATCGTCTGCTATTGTGAAACATTACGTCAGTTATATTTAGAAACAAAAGATATTAAATATTGGAAAGAACTTATTAGAGTTTTACCTGAATCATGGCTTCAAACAAGAACATGGACAGCAAATTATTCAACTCTTAGAAATATATATCACTGGAGAAAAGACCATAAACTTACTGAGTGGCATCAGTTTTGTGACTGGGCAAAAACTCTTCCATATGCTAATGAACTTCTATTATTTGAAAATTAATAAAAATTATGTTATAATATATATATGAAATGAAATAATAATAGGAGTAAATAAAAATGACAAAGAAAGAAAAATTTATAAATGAAGTAAAAGCAGCAATTGATGGATTAGAAGAGAAAACTCCAGAAAAATATTTTTCTGATGATGCCCTTGATTTTTGGAATGGACTTAATTCAACAGGAGATTCAGAAAAACCTGCATTTACACCAAATGGTAAGTTAGTTCTTGATTATATTCAGAAGAATAAAGATACTTATAATAATCTTTTTAAAGCAAAGGATATTGGTGAAGGTCTTGGAATTAGTTCAAGGACAGCTTCTGGAGCAATGAGAAAACTTGTCACAGATGCTTATTTAGAAAAGGTAGGACAGAATCCTACTGTCTATAGTCTAACTCAAAAAGGTATTGAAGTTAATCTTGAAGAGTTTTAAGGTTGACTTTTAATAAAAATTTTGATATAATATTTATATGAAATAAAAAATAAAGAAAATAATAAGGAGAATAATTAAATGAGAAAAGCAATTAATCGTACACATATTGAAGGAAGAGTATATGATTTTACTATTGCAGAGAAAGTAACAGGAGAAACATCAAAGAATCCTGGAACACCTTATATTGGTGGAACTATTGATGTAGCAACTGATGAAGCTTGTCTTAATATTGTAACAGTAAACTTTACTTATGTTACAGAAACAACTTCAAAGGGTAATAAGAACGCAACTTATGCAGCTC